TCAGCTAATGATATATTTGATGCAATAATAGTCAAACTAATTAAAATAAGAAAAAATATCCTTAATTTCATATTGCTCTCCTTCTTAATATAACCAATTAGTAGATAGTTTCTGTATAATTTTAAAAAGCTAATAAAACATTACAGATAATTCTTCTATTTCATTATTTTTCTATCTGTATAACACCACAATTTGAATGATATCCAAAAGCTGCATTGTTACGAAAGTGCCAAGTATTTACATTCAACACTAGCTTGCCATAGTTCAGATTCAGGCCAAATGAGGTTTCGGTGGAGATTGAAAACGATATTTCTCTACTGTCGGAATCGGGATCAAGATGTTGAGATGATTTTCGATACCACATGGAGGGTTAATTTTGCAATAATTATTCAAGAACTTCAGGGCTTAAGAATACTGCGGCTGCGGCTGGGCTTCATGGAAACGCGGCGGAACCACTCTTCGATATTTTCGATGTGCGCGTACCAGACACCGTTTATCTGAATGGCCGGCATCCCCTTTTTTATGAGGTTCATTACGGTTGGAGGGGAAATATCAAGGGCTGCTGCGATCTCCTTGATGCCTTTTAGAATTTTTCCACTTTTTATCTCACTCATCGATCCCCCTGCTGATAATCCGGCGTGTCGGCCTGGCGTTTTTTGATGTGATCTTAAACCGGAAAGCGGCGACCTCGGCGGCGGCCAGCCCATACACCCCCAGGTCCCAGGCGTGGTTGGCTTTGCCCGGCGGGCATTGCCAAAAGCCGTTGTCGTCCACATACTCGGAAGTCATCTGGCGCAGCCATTCGTCGGTGGTTTCAACGTGATAATGCCAGGCGCCGGGATCGGCCGGCGCGATCTCAAGTTTATTGGCCAGCTTGTTTTTAAAAAAAGTGGTGTTGACCCGCAAAAGCCGCAGGCCTCCGGGGATGGGTTTGTTCGTGCCCGGGTAAAACTCGATGTTTGACCACATGATCGGCTGGTTCATGCGCTGCTCGCCTTTAAGCGGAAACACACGGCCCCGGTGGCGGCGGCACCAGTCGTAGACCTCTGCCGTGTGGTGGCCCATGGCGTCGATGACGGAAAGGTGAACGATACAGCGATTTTTCTCCGCGTCCGAATATTCGTCCTCCCACAGCACCTTTTCAATCGGAGCAAAATCCGGATTTTTGTAAAACGGCAAAAACCCCTCGCGGATCTGCCAGCTCTCCTCCTCGGCGCCCCGGCCCCAGGCCCGGATCTCGTAATAAAAGCCGTCGTCCTGGGTGTCCACCGCCGCTGTCATGCCGACAATACGACCGCCGCCGGGGACAAGGCCCCTGGGACGCTCGTCTTTCAGCTTGGCGATGACGTCCTCTCTGCGCTCCACCCGGTAGTCGATCCACGGCTCGGCCTTGTGGTTGTTCTGAAAGTCTTTCAGTTTGGTCTTGTCTTTAAGCCCCTTTAAAAACGCGGCGGCCACCTCAGATAAACTCACAAAATAGGACAGCCAGGACGGGATGTGAAAACCGATCTTTGACGGCTGGAAGGTTACAAGATACTTTTCAAGGGGCATATCCATTTTCTCGTCGCGCCAGCGGCCGGAGCGCACCGCCCGGTTTCTGAGCTCGTCGTTCCACCTTTCGCGGCACCCGGCGCACTCGTACCAGGCCATGTTTTCGTTTTCGACCCGCTCAGGGTCTCGGACGTCCTGCGGCCATTTGATGTTTTCAAAGACCATCAACTGCTCATGGCCGCACAGCGGGCAAACCACATGATACTTAAAAACGACCTGGGCCTCGGTGGTCATGGCCGTCCAGATGTAGCCTGTTTCCGTGGTGGGGGTGGAAAGCTTCCAGATCTTGCGGCTGTTGCGATAGGTGATGGCCCGCTTTTCGCCAAGCGAAATGGGATCGGCCTCTTTTTTGTTGGCAAGGGCCGGATATTTGTCGGTTTCGTCAAACACCAGGTAGCGGATCGGTTTATTGGCAAGGCGCGACGCGGACCGCGCCCAGGCAAGATAGATGGGCATATGGGCAAGCTTGATCTTGACCGATGTGGCGTCGTCGTCCGATCCGGTCATATAGGACCGCAGGCGCGGCGATGACTCGATCATGGGAATGATGCGGTCTTTTGAGTTTTCTTTGGCGGTGAGCTCATCCGGATAGATGTAAAGGACCGGCCCGGGACGGCGGTCGATGGCGTAGCCGACAAAGTTGTGGGCGCACTCGGACCCGCCGACCTGGGGGGCCTTGCACACGATCACCGTCTGGACCGATGGGAAGATGGATGCGTCCATGATCCCGGTCAGATACGGCGTGATGCGGTTGTGCCAGGTGCCGGGGATGGCGCTCATGGTAAGCACCCGGTGCTTTTCGGCCCAGTCGGACACGCGCATGCGCCGGCGCTTTTTCATCACCTTTTTGTCGGCACGCGAAAAAGAGGCGACAACGCTGATGCGGTTCTCCCTGGCCAGCCGGTCCGCCAGTCCTGGCGGCAGCCAGGACGGACGGATTATTTTAAAGGTTTGGAGCATCATGAGACATTTATCTCCTCCTCGGTTTCGACGTTTTCGATTATCACCTGGAACTTGTCCATTCCGGCGAACTCGTTAAACTGCTCGTCCAGGGCATCGTTTATTTTCTCCAGCAGCAGCGGAATTTTTTTGGGGTCCATCCCCTCGGCGTGGACCCAGCCGCCGATTTCGTTTTGAAGGGTGTTTCTTAAGCCCGTTTCCAGCACCACCAAACGGGCCGCGATTTCCATCTCAAGATCGCTTTTGAGCATCCAGCGGCCCTCGGCCACCTCGCGCTTATGCCGCAGCTCCCGGACCTGCTCTTCGAGGCGCGCGGCCTCAAGCTCCTTTATCTTGCGGGTCTGGGCCAGCAGAGGGCCGTCCTCGTCCGGCTTCTTTTTAAGCCCGGTCAGCTTGACGTAGCGCTCGACGTCCTTTTCGGTGACTGTGCCGTCCGGCTGCGTGCGCAAAAGGCGGTCGGAATAGAGTTTGGTCTGCCCGACCTTGTATCCCTGGCCCTGCAAGTATTTGAGCACCTCTTTGCGGTTTTTAAAAACCACCTGGCTGCCGCCCGAAATAAAATTGTCCAGCATTCGGGTGGCCTGGTTATAGGCGGTCAGGTTGGCCGGGCTGGGGTCGTCGAGCACCTGCCTTTTTGCCTTTTCCTTGGCTGAGATAAGGACCTGCAGATCTGTCTTTTTAGATTCGGCGGCAAGGTCCAGAAGCTGCTGATCGCTCATTAATCGGTTTCCAAGTTAAAATCATTGCCATAGCGGCTAAGAAACTCGTCAAGGTTTCTTGTTAAAAATGTTTTGCCGTCCCGCCCAGGCCGATGCTCATAAAGCTCTTTTAAAAAAGCATTGGCGGCCTTCTTCTGCCACGGTTTTAAGGTGATCCTTTTTCTTTTGCAGAATTTTTCAAATGTCATCGTTTTTTACTCCTTTCCTGTATTTGGTTTTCCAGATCCTGACGGCATCCGTCAGGGCGTAGCTCCCAAAGGGAGCATAATAATTCAAACGGTAAACGCCGGACTTGTCATCAAGGCGCTTGTGCAGCTTAAATATGCCCCGGTATTTCATCGACATGGGATGCGGGCTAAACGCCGTTGTCAGGGCGTGCTTAAAATCCCTGGTAAAGCGGGTGTCGAGAAGCGCCTTTACATCTTTTGAAAGCACCGCCAGCAAGACCAGCTTGGCGAGTTTCGGCGTGCAGTTTGGCACCGTAAGATCCGACATAAGATAAATCATCGCTGTCTCCGGATCTTCGCCCGGGATTTTCCAGTTAAAGCTCGATGGGCAAAAATCGGCCTTTCCCAGGACCCGGCCGTCGAGCAAAAAAAGCAGCGACTCGGAAACACCCCCGGTAAAACCGTCGACGCGGGCAGACGCATAAAGCTCGTTCATGCGGATGCTCTGGTTTAGGGTCAGCCGGGCAAATGAAAGGGTTTCTGTGCCGTCGATGATTTTCTCCGGCCGGATTGCCGGCGCCCCGACCGGATCGCTTTTGACATATGGCCGCAGCACCAGGCGCTTTTCCGGTTTCTTGACGATCACATACAGCGTGCTGCTGCCGCGCTTGGGAAGCATGACGACGGACGGCTCTCCCAGGATGGCATGAACTTCCGGCAAGTCTTTGTAAAGCACCACGAAATAAGACTTAAACGGCTCGATCAGCTTGTAAATATCAAGCTCCTTGTCAAGGATGGGCCGGTACGGCGGCGGCTCCCACTCAAAAACCAGGCGCAGCAGCTCGTCAAGCTTCTCGTAGCCTTTTTTGTAGGTCGGCGGGGCCGTGATGACGGTCTGGTTTTTATCTTCTTCTGCAAGCACGTCAAAGCCGTCTTTGGGCAGGTAGGTGATTTTGCCGAGGTGCTCGCTGTATTTTTGGAGTTTTTCTTTGGTTGTGCGGATCAGCGTCGGCCAGTTGTCGATATATTGCTTGACGACCCGCTCCTGAAAAGGGTTTTTGCGCTTCCAGACCTCGCGCAGATCATACAAAAGAGATGCGGAAGCGCAGGCGTCCAGGGTGGCGTCCGTCCAGACAAGGGGCCGCAGATATTCCGGGCATTGGTCGCTGATTGATATTTCAATGCCTTCACCGGAAAGATAGGCTCCCAAAAGCGACGAATACAGCGTGACGTCGCAGGTTTTGATCTCCCCTTTAAAACCGGCTGAACGCAGGACCGAAGGGATCGTGAAGTTGCCGGCGCCGATAACGATGACCGGGGTTTTGATGGTCTTGGCAAAATCGGCCAGCACCTTGCGGGTGTCGGCCGTAATCGCGCCTATGAATGACATTGGGCCTCCTCTTTATGCAAATACTCGGATATGATGTCGATGATTTTGACCATGGCGAGCGAACCGTTCTTAATATTTTCCGATTTTTTAAAGCCCTGGATGAGATTAAAGAAGGCTTCAAACTGCGCCAGCGGGAACACGACGATCTCCCGGGATGTGATTTTTTTTAAGTCCTCAATCACCAGATCGAGCTTTTCTTTTTCGTCGACCGTAAAAAGAAACGATATCGACTTTGTGGCCACGCTGGGCGTTGAAAACGTGACAAACTTGATATCTTCAAGCTCGCTGAGCACATCGGACGACAAGCCGACATACAATTTGTCCTTGATGTCTTTGATCTTGGCCCACAGGTCGGCCATGATATTGGCGTCATCCTCACCCACCAGGGCGTTATGGGATAGCTGGATGGCGATTTTCCGGCTCTCTGAAAGCTCCTCCAGTATGACCATCACCATGATATGCTCTATGCCGGCCTGGACGGCCGCCTTGACCCGGTGATTGCCGGAGAGCACGACCAGCTTGTCGCCTTCTTTGATGCAAAGCGGCACGCTCGAAAGGCGCTGGTCTTTTTTGATGTTTTCCACAAGCTGCTTAAACGTCTCTTTTTTAAAAAAGCGGGCGTTCTGTTTAAGCAGCGAAAGCTCGGTCGGCTGTACGATCCGGTAGGTTATCCCTTCTCCAAAAATCTCTTTGCTGATTTTTAAAAGCTCTTCGTTGCGGGCGCTGATTTCCATTTAAACCCTCCTCATAAAATTTTTCCCGGAGATCATGCTCTCCGGGTGATTCGACAAATAAGCCATCACATCGGCGTTGAAATAAACCAGATTTGAAATCTCTTTTGACGTTTCCCAGTTTTCCCTGGACCACTTTCTCGGCTCCAGCAGCCGCAACCGATGGGGTGTTACCTGGATCATCACCGGGTGTTTTTCCAACAGCTCCGCCAGCCGGATCACTGCCGGCGGAAGATCTTTCCCCGGCTCCAGCGGCCGCCCCTTTGCTTCCAGACTTCCCAACCGGATGGGGCCGACCGTCCACCCTTTAGGGAAAGCAACCTCGATCCACGCTTTCAGATCGACGCCGGCCTGGTAGGATTCGCCCGGGTCCTTGCCGACCGGGACCGGCCAGCGTTTTACCTGCGGGTAGGTTTTCTCCCACCACTCAAAACCCTTGGAACCGGCCTCGTCGTAATCCAGGGCATTTAAGATCATGCCGGAGGTCTGGAGGTGGCGGTGGGTTTCCTCGTCCGGCTTTGCCGCCGATGTCCCCAGGGACAGGAGGCCGATCCCGAACGCCTGACGGACTTCCTGGTCAAGCAGGATAAAATCAAGCTCAGACTCCACGACTATAAAGTTTGTGCCGTTTAAAAACATTTGCTCGGAAGAAGATCCCGGCAGCACATAATACCGGGGCGGCTCCGCTGCGGGCCTTCTGATCCGGACCCTTTGCACGGCTGCGTCTTTGATAAAAGGGATGACAAGGCCAACGGGCAGCCAGAGCTTTTTTTTCTTCCCATCTTTTTTAAGCTCTGTTTCAAGGCCCCAGGCCTCCCGGTGGCGGTAAAGGTCTTTGCCGGAGTCATCGCCGCGATTCCAGCCCAAGCGATATTTTTCGGCCGTTTCTTTTTTGATGCCGCGCCTGCTCAGCCATTTAAGCTGCGGTTTGAAACCCATTAAATACTCGTGCGACCAGTCAACGAACTTTTGGGCCTTCTCGCCCCATAAACTCGGTGGCGGCCCCGGCCTTTCCGACAACTTCGGCGGTGCAGGCCTGGGACGCTTAAAGGTTTGGGGCGTGCCGGCGTTAAGAGGTTTTTCCAGGTATTGGCAAGCTGCCTTAAAATCCATCCCGCTAAAATCCATTAAAAACTGAATATTGTCGCCCGACTTGCCGCACCCCCGGCACCAGTAGCTCCCCTCGCCGTCGTTCTGATCCGGCCAGATATGAAAACGGTCCCGGCCGCCGCACCCTGGGCAAGCCGAATGATATTCGCCGCCCTTGGTGGAGGCGGCTTTGCGCGCCTCGATGCCGTGCTTTTGAGTAAGCAAAGCCAGGATTTGAAGGTCCATAAGATAAAACCTAATTATTATATATACTTGCTATATGCTTATTTTAAAAAATGGACCATTGGACTATTGATGCTATAAAGTAGAAAAAACGATATATAATTACGTTTTTTTGATTTATGCGCATTAACCCCTCGATTGTCCGTATGGTCCGCTCAATTAAAAGGGTTCTTCTGTTTCTCTCAATAAACGGATGCCAAAATATTTGTAGGTCCCGATTTTCTGTTTCTTAAAACCCTTTTTTGCCATCCATTGGCCAAACTTTTTACGACTCGGAACCCTCTTGCTGACATTCTCCTCCCACCAGGTTTGAAAGCTGGTGTAAAGCTCTGCCGCCGTGTCCTCCACCTCGGGGGATTTATAACAACATTCATCCTGCCAGTCGGCGAGCAGGTCCTCGTCCCGGCGATATTCCGCCGTTGCATCCCTCACGATTGTGGGGGGTTCAAGGCCGGTTTGCTGCCATTTAAGACAGCCCCTGACGATCCAGGCCAAGATCCCTGGGTATTCGGCTTTTAATTTCTCCGGTATATCGACGTCGGCCTTCCGCTCGTTCTCTTCCTGGGGTTCGCGGTCTTTGACAAAACTGAGCGGGAAAGGGATCAGCCGGACTCTTTCCCAGAAAGCAAAATCCTCTGCCGGCGCGTGCGGTTTATTGTTTGTTAAAAGGATCAGGGAATGGGTTGGCTTAAAGCGCGTTTCGACGCGATCGTGCGGCGCCCGGCCGACCAGCTTATCTCCTCCGGAAAGCCATTTTACTTTTGATGGCGAAAAGCGGCGGCCGTCATCTGACTCGCTACCGTAAACCAGGCGCATCCCGCGCAGCGCCATAATGTCCGGGGAGGGGCCGGAGGAGTTTTTAGACCGGCCCTGATCCAGCAGCATTTCCGGCTGGATGGGACCGGCGATATCCCCCAGGACGTCACAGACCGCCTCGATAATGATGGTT